GAGGAAGCGCCGTATTCTCCTATAGCGGAGGAAGCGCCGTAGTATCCTGTAGCGGAGGAAGCGCCGCGGTCTCCTGTAGCGGAGGAAGCGCCGTATTCTCCTATAGCGGAGGAAGCGCCGCGGTATCCTGTAGCGTCACTTTCAGGTTTTGCCTTCTCTTTTGTATATTCGATTGCCGCTTTAACGAGTCCAGCAATCGAAATCTCTGCGCCGATCTTAATCTTTGTGGACGCAACTTTTGTATCATTGTTATTTTTACTAAGCTCTCCGCTTTGCGCTACGATATGGTAAACGCTATTTCCCGGGCTGTAATATTTAAAGCAGTCCAAAGGATATTCGCATGCATGAAAGCCACATTCACAGGCAACTGCCTTTTCCTCTTCGTATTCCTTTCCTTCTTCATACTGATAGCCATTTTTTGCGGTCATGTCTTTATTAAATCCCTTGTATGTTTCCATAAAATTTCCTTTCGATTTTATAATCTGCTGCCCCGCAGGAACGCATCCTGCAGCTCGCTCTTCCACGCCGGTTCTGCCTGTTCCTGCACACGCTCTACCATGTCGCACTGGCAAACAATCTCTGTTGCCCACTCCCGGATTTGCCGAAGCCCATCTGCATCCGGTGCGGTGCTTACACACCGTTCGATCGAGAGCGCCAGCTCCCTGATCCGGTTATCTGCCGCCATCCATACCGGTTCGACATCCGGCGGTGTTTTAATCCATATTGCCATTGTCCTGTCTCCTTTGTCCTATCCTGTCAGTGTCCTGCTCCAGGACAATGCTTTCTCCGGCTTTATAAATCCGGTACAATAGCACACCCGTCAGGATTACTAATACAGTTATTATCTTTCGCATTTTTCCCTCCTGAGCGGCGCACATGCCCGCTCCCAACTCTCTTCCCATCCGTCCGGCTCCGCCCTCATAATCTCGTAGCCATCTTTTGCCTTTACGCCGTGGTATACGCGGCTGGCTATGGTCTCTCGGGACATGCCCAGCAAATACATAAGCTCTTTTGCTTTGTACCGTCCCTGGTACTCATCGTTCTTGTATAGGTCGTACAAGATTATCTTTCGTCCCATTTCGCTTTCCTCTCTTCCTGCACCACTGCGGACTGTTTGCTACCTTCTGTTCGATCAGGCGCATCTCTGCAATGCACAGCCTCCTGTATCCGTCCTGTTTCTCTTTGCGGACCAGTACGCAGGATTCGCAGCCATCGCAGTGCGGCAGCGTTGCTTTTATCCTGCTCCTGTAGTCCCGCTGCTTCTGCCGATATGCTTCCGGATCCTCTTGCCTCCGTCTGCGTTTTAACAGCGCCGTTATGTCGGTCTCCGACATTATACAATCTGGATGCTGGCAGGCTTCGCAGTCCGGATAGGCACAATCCTTTGTTGCTCTCATACCCGCCTCACTTCCCAAGCAGGGCAGCTTCCAGGCTGTCCATGTCGTAGTCGTGTTTCATAAATTGGTTATACTGGTCAACGCTGGTATGCTGCCGCTTTGGCGGTTTCGGCTTCTTGTACTTCTCTGGCAGATACTCGTCAAACTTCAGCTTCCGCAGGAAATTTTCAGCGTTCAAGATATATAGCGGCTGCGTGCCGCGTATCTGGCAGGCATCTGCGTAGTTCTTCGCTGCTTGTACAAGATCATCCGCAGCTACACCCATCCTCAGGGTATTTAAGTATTCCACAGCTACTCCAGGCAGGTCTGCCCCTGCTTTCGGGTAAGCTGCAGCAAAGTCCTCAAACCGCTCTGGTTCCTCGCGCGATATTGTTTTGGATTCGTATTCGGATTGGATTGGATTACGAGGACTATTGCAATCGTTCGATATCATCTGATTGCAATTGATATCAGATGATATCAGATTCTCGCAGTTGCTTTCTTCCGCTGGATATTTGCTTTTCTTTGCTCTCACTTGCTGGTGATCTCCCCAAGTTGCCATGTGTAAGTACGGTCGTCCCTGAACGTAATATTCTCGGACCAAGCCTACAGACGTCAACTTCTGCAGGGCATCAGCAATCGTCTTATTTGTAATATCCTTTAGCGGAAAGCATGTCCCGCGGATAATCGCAGGTCTTCCGTCAAACCTTCCATAATCGTCGCAACTTACGATTAAGCGATAGAACAGGACTTCTTCAAACCAGGTTAATTGGTCAATCGTATCTGATCGGCAGATAGATTCTTTTAAAATCCTGTTTGGCATCTTATCCGCCTCCATTCAGGCTCGCAAGCCATTCATCCATTGTGATCTGGTTCTTTTCCATCTCATTTTCCCGTGGCTTCTTATCTTTTCGCAGATACCGTTTCGCTGCATCCACATTCATGCGATTCTCAGCCGTTCTGGAGCTTTCTATTGCCATCCAGTTTCGAACCAGATTCTTTTCATTTTCCGCCGGTCTAAAGTACCCTTTGCCGTCTTGCAAATTGATAATCAACTCTGCGTCACAGTCGTTTTTATTTACTTCCGCAATCAGCCGCCGCACCATCCGATCACTCATGTGCGTTGTGGTCTGCAGCCAACGTCTGGAAACAGCATTTTTATGACCGGTCGGAATGTAATCTAAAATGTTCATGATCTTTCTCCTGTGGGGGATGCGCCGCTTGCCCCCGGCGCTGGGGTAACAGGAGGTACCCGTCACAGCCGTGATATATATTCCCCAACAAGCCCGAATCAGCAGTTTCTTTCGCCCCGCCGGGGCTGGTGTTACAACCATTTATGATAGGTAACGCTGTCCGGCGTCCATCCAGGGTAAAGCTCCCGCATGTAGTCCTGCAGCATACTATCCATTTCCCGATGCAGTCCCTTGTTACCGTTATCCAGTAAACTGTGGTGGTATCTGCATCCAAGCACACCATTCTGTTCTACGCCCAAGCCTAATTGGCTGCGAGCTACGATGTGCATTATATCCTTTGGGGCAAGATCACTTGGCAAGGCGTGCTCCATGTGATACAGGCGGCGGCAGAAAAAGCAGCCCTGATCCCGCTCGATAATCTTCTGCCGAACTGTCGGGCTAAACTCCAAGCGACGTGACATCGTGCTTTTTCGCATACTGCACCATCATCCTTTCTATTTCTGCTGGCGGCAGCGTCTCGATATCCCACTCTTTACACTCCGACACAAGCCCTTCTATCAGGCGGGACATTTCCCGCGTGTTGTACTGGCTCGAGCCTTTAATCCGGTAAAATTTACAGTACCGCACGCCCTCAAACTCGACGATGATTCCGGTCGGTTTGTAATGCTCGTGCTTGTATCGAAGGTAATCTTCCGTCTCTGGTAAAAAGTGGATGATGCAGTTGCCGTCCTCGTCCTCCGCCAGCGTGCCATAACTGTCTAAGAGCTGGTTATGTAGCTCTTCATTGCTGGTCTGCAGGGCTTTCGCAAGCTCTCCCAGCAGCTTCCAGTAGTAGGCATTTGCATCGAGGCTGCGCTTATCGGAGTGCTTTTTCAGGATCACATCCAGCTGCCCATCTTTCTGCAGTTGCACCAGCTGCACCAGCGATGCTCCCTGCAGATTCAGGGTCAGACGGAGCTTTTTATCGATCGTCATGCCGATGTCGGCAATTTCTGCCATACACCTCATGCACTTGCCTCCCTATCGGGCAAGCCTTTAAGCCTCTTGATGCAGTCTTTAATCTGCAAGTTACTTAGGCTCCCCAAATCGGACGCTTTGTATGTTTTCAGGACGGCTTTCGCACCGTATCCGGTGCGCTGCAGCTCCGCCTGCATCTGCCCGATCAACTCTGCCCGCTGCTTATCTACCGGGGTTTCTGCCTGCTGCATAGTGGTTGGCGCTTTCGGATCATCGTATTTTGTCCGGTCTGCATCCCAGTAGACGTCTGCTCCGATGCCGAGCTGTTTGCAGGCTACAGAGATCGCATCCGTGGATGCCATCTTGTAACACTCGTCCGATACATAAACGCCGTCTTTCTGCCGCGCTGCGAACATACTACCGCCGGTTCCAGCGATCGGCATCGACCACTCTCCGCCGATCTTTACATACAGTTCGATGTCCACAAATGCTGCGATTTCGTCTCCGTGCGTTTCCAGCCATTTCCGAACTGGTTTGTAATACCAGCCAATTCCGCAGGGCCCGAACTGTTCCGTCAGGCGCTTAATACGCCACATCGGATTTATGTCGGTTTTGCCTTTCAGCCGCCCCGCGGTGATCGCCTTTTTCGCGCTTTCCGGGACGCTGCGGCAGGCATCGTAGATTGTCATGTTTTCCATCAGACCATCTCCTCCCAGTCAATTCCGACACTATCCAAATACATCTCAAAGGCGTTTTTCCCATTTTTTGATAATGCCACTCTGTATTCATAAAGCTGCGTGTCCTCTTCGGAGTCCGGAGTCAGGCTTTCGATCACTTCCTGCGCTCCGGTTTCCCGTGCCTGCTCTACAGCTGCCTGTTTCTCTTCTTCCAGCTGTCTGCGCTGTGCTTCGAGGGCTTCCTCAGCCGCCCGACGCTGTGCTTCCCGTTCCTCCAACACCTTCCGTTCGGCTTCCAGCTTCTCGCGTTCCTCCCGGCGGATGCGCTCCAGCTCTTCCTCGCGCTGCCGTTCCTGCTCCTTTCGGAGGATTTCCGCTTTCTGAGCTTCGTAGGCGTTAATGCAGGAGATCGCAATGGACAAGCTTAAAGTCTGCTTGTATACATCCAGCGCTTTAGATTCGGCATCCGAGCGCATCCCGCGGATGGTATCCAATGCAATCCGCGCTGCCGTCGCCTGTGCTAAAACCTCTTCCCGGATTGCTTTTTCTTTTGTAGTGGCGTTTTCCCATTTCGGGTTATAAATCCGCTCCAAGGGAATAATGTCCGACAGATCACCGACAAGCTCCGTGTAAATGGCTTCGATCAGCGCCTTTTTCTGCACAACTCTGTCTTCTTCAAAGGCTTTTACCTGTCCGTCAATCAATGTGATTGGCTCGTCAAACAGGTTAATCAGCTCTTTTACCTTCGGCTCAAAAGCATCCCAGGGAGCCATGTATTTCTTTTTTGCTTCGCGGAGATTGTCGTTCAACTCTTTCTTCTCCGCCCGGAGCTTTGCCAGCTCTTTTTTAGCGTATCCCTTGCTTTCCTCTGTAAAGATTGCGCCGTCATATTCTTTCAGGCGATCCTTTATGTAGGCTTCTACCTCTTCAAAATTGCAGGATACTGTACCCTCCTGCTGGACAATAACTGCTCTTACTTCTTCCATTGCTTTTTCCTCATTTTTCTGTTATAATAAAGATGATCTCCACAAAAGATCATCCGATGCAGAGCCAGTCCCCCAAGATTACAGCTCTGCATCATTTTTTTTACACATTTCCCTCGCGCCGATCAGCAACGCTACTGCTGCGGTAATTGCCAGCGTCGCCGGGAACCACTGCAGGTCTGTTGTTTCCCACAGGATCACTGCCGCTGTTATGCAGTTCGTCCCAATTCCGAACATTAAATCTTCCATATCATGTTTCCCATCATTTCCTCGCACGTCATATCCATCACCCATGTGATCATCCTCTCCCAAACATCTGTAAAATCTCGTCATCTGTAAAATGTAACACTCTGTCCAGCGCCCAGATCTCTCCCAACCGGATTGTTTCGCCCTCTGCTTTCCGCTTTACGAGGGTGTTTCTGTTTATTATGTTCCGGCGGTCAAGGTCTTTCCCTGTCAGCCCGCTGCGTGCCAGTCCGACATTGATGACGCGCCGGACGGCTTCTTTGCGGTCCGCATACACCCCAAGTGCTTTTGTTTTCGGCATCTCTTTCACCTCCACATCCAATATAGATTTGATAAAATCAGCGCGGCCATCGTGATTTCCCACGCTATGCGCCATCTCTTTGTCTCCTGCTTTGCTTCTTCGATGACTTCTACTGCAAAGCTGTCTTCTCTTTCGTTAATATCCATACCTCCTATCTCTTGCTTCCTGATCCCCTCCGTCCTATACTGTACTCACAGGCTCCCGCCAGAGCCGAGTACATAGAAAGGAGTGTTCAGACGTTGGAATTATAATCGAGACTCTATCATTGCCATAAAATCAACAATAGAAAGATTTAATCCCGGAATTTTTTCACAGCCTTCCGCTAAAAATGTAACACTGCGAACTACCTGTGAAATATTTACCCCGGCAATCCAAATTTCAACGTCCCTTCCCCCGGTCATTTCCATACGGAATTTATAGAGGCGGTCACATTCCATATTTAAATGCTCTCTCCTTTGGAGCGTATCTTTTTTCCAAAGTTCATCCGATCTGGGATCCTCTTTCTGCATCTTTCTCACCTCCTCTATTCCAAATTTAAAAACCTTGTAAAATTTCCTTATTTCCCCTATACTTCAATTGCTCATAAAATTCCACGGGAGGCATATATGCTACATCTAAATAAGTCACAACTCATTCTCCTGAAAAAACTTTCCAACGCGGAAAATATTGCATACAAATCTCTTTCTGCTAGAGAAAGGGAAATAGCTGAATTTTTACACCAAAACAGTTTAATCACTGTGGTTCGTGAATCTTTCCCGCATCCAAATCCACAAACCCGAAAAATTGAATATTCCTATGGGGAGTGGATTTCAATTTCCATATCAGAAGCAGGAAAGGCTTATCTTTCCGAGAGAAACCATAGCGTAAAAATCTTATTGCTCAAAGATGTTTTTCTCCCGATAATTGTCACCATAATTACCAACCTGTTAATAAATGGAATGCAATGGTTGTTACCACTGATACGAGAATTACTAAAAAGTAATCCTTAAATCGGTTTTTCATCCCTCTCACCTCCCCTCTTCGCCGCTTACTGCTTTTTCTTTTTTCGCAGAAGCTTTGGCATTCCTTTTCACGCCTGCTTTGCTTGCCAGCGCTTCGGCGTATCCCAGAAAATATCCTTTATCTCTTTCGGACATATTAGGAAGCGCCTTGCCGATCGTGACGATTATGTCCTTTTCTTTTTCGCTCAATGCTCAACCTCCTTGTTTGTTTTGTTAAGCACATTATAACGGTTTTTTATGTGCTTGTCAATACATTTTTAGAATAATTTTGTGCTTTACAAACGTTTCATTATGGTATATAATTACTCTTGCAAGGAGGTGAATTTAATGAATATAGGCGAGCGGATTCGTTATTTAAGAAAAGATATATTGCATATAACGCAAGAAGCATTAGGAGAGCCATTAGGTCTTTCCAGGGCAAATATCGCAAATATAGAATCAGGGAGAATTTCAGTTACGGAACGCGTGATCAACGATATAAGTGAGAAATTTCATGTGAATGAAGAATGGCTTAGATATGAACGCGGAGAAATTATTCAGCCTTTAGAAAGAAGTCAAATCATAACTGACTTCGTGGGCGATTTAATAAAGGAAGAAGATTCGTTCAGGACACGCCTTATAGAAGCTTTGGCAAAGCTGGACGATACTGAATGGGAAGTTCTCGAGAAGCTTGCGGAAAGTTTGTCACACAAAAAAGGCTAGGGGTGTTATCCCCTAGCGCAAGATCTTTTTGCAGAAACGGTAAACCAATTCGAGCATTTTAATGTCATTTGAATTATTTACCATTTCGGCAATGAGTTTTTTGTAGTCCATCGTGCATCCCTCCCAACACGAACATTTGTTTGATTATATATTAACACAAGGTAATATATATTTCAACAGATGCGTACAGGGAAACGCGGTGAAGCGTCGAACCTACGCGGCAAAAAACGACAGCCAGCGCAGGGTTTGACAGAATGTTACACACGGTTATATCGCTGCGGCGATTAACAAACAAAATATCATATGAGGAGGATAAGAAAATGGCACTTATCAAATGCCCCGAATGCGGGAAAGAATACTCAGAAAAGGCAGCTACATGTCCAAACTGCGGAGCGCCAAACGATTTATTAAATGGGAGCCAGCAGAATTTGAACGACCAGCTCCAGACGAGCGATACCACAAAAAAAACAAACACAGGGTTGAGCATAGCTGCTTTTGTTGTTTCACTTTTTAGTTTAATATTTGCACCTTTATCCATAATCTCGATTATTTTAATTATAATCGACGCTGTTAAGAATAAAAACAAAAAGCGCAAGAAGGGGCTTTGGATTGCCGCACTTGTTATATCAATCATTATGATCATAACTCTTTTTGTTCCGAAATCGGATAGCAACGATGCAGAACAGCCCACAGTCGTGCAAGAAAATTCAAATAGCGACGTATCAGAAGGAGCCGATCCAATCGAAACGGAAATTCCGAAAGAATATATTGAGGTAACTGCGGATGACCTCGTTGATGCTCTGAACAGCAACGCGATGAAAGCACAGAATGATTACCTTGATAAATATCTGCAAATCACTGGAACATTAGGCACAATCGACAGCTCCGGGAAATATATCTCGATTGATTCGGAACAGTTTTCGTTGGCAACAATCCAATGTTACATGACTTCCGAGACACAAAAAGAACTGATTATGAATATGAAAAAGGGCGACCCTATCACAGTAAAAGGATATTGTAAAGATATGGGAGAAATCCTTGGATACCAGATAGATATTGAAGAAATAACAAATTAAAAAATAAAAAGCCCCGATGCTGGTAACACCGGGGCAATCAAGAAAACTATACAGCACATGAGGTGATGGTATGTTTTCCCTCGCAAGAAAAGTATACCACAGCCTCCTACACCTGCATAGGTGTATTTTTTATACCTAAAAGGAGGATTAACTATGGCAACAGCAAAAAAACTCCCGTCTGGATCATGGAGATGCCGTGTTTACGACTACACAGACGAAAACGGGAAAAAACACTATAAATCATTCACGTCTGACAATCCAAAGCCCGCAGGAAAGAGAGAGGCTGAGGCTGCCGCCGCTGCTTATGCAGTTTCAAAAAAAACTGCTGCTCCGCGTTCCTTAACTTTCCAGGCAGCCCTTGAGGCCTACATCGAAAAAAGGTCTGTCGTGCTGTCCCCTTCCAGCGTCCGGGAATATAAACGCGCCAGGAAAAATTATAAGGACTTGAAAGATATCCGAATAGATGACATAACCCAGGAGGATATCCAGAGGCATGTCAATGCGTTTACCGAAGGGCACTCCCCGAAGAGCGTCCGGGATAACCACGCTCTAATCAGTGCCGTATTAAGGGAGACGCGCCCCGATTTTGCACTGAACACCGTTCTCCCGCAGAAGATTCGACCGCAGCTCTATGTACCGACAGATGATGATATAAAAAAGGTTATGGAGGCAGCCAAAGGGACAGAAATGGAAATCCCAATCCTACTGGCAGCCTTCGGCCCCATGAGGCGCGGGGAAATCTGTGCGCTTGACCGAAGTGATATAGCTGGGACACGCGTCCATGTGCACCGCAACATGGTTCTAGATGAAAACAGAAAGTACATTATCAAATCCCCAAAATCATATGCTGGAGACCGTTTTATAGATTTTCCCTCCTTTATTACGGATCAGATTCCAAAAGGCAACGGCAGAGTGACGGAACTCAATCCGAATATGATCACCCAACGATTTAACCACGTCCTAAAGCATGCTGGAGTGCCGCACTTCCGATTCCACGATTGCCGGCATTACTGCGCGTCTATCATGCACGCAATCGGGGTTCCAGATGCTTATATTATGGAGCGCGGCGGCTGGGGGAATGATGGGACATTAAAAAACGTCTACCGCCATGCGATGGAAGACCAGCGCGAAAAGATGTCAAATAAGACCAACGGTCATTTTGACGCGATGTTCAATTCTCTGTAAGCATGTCATATTTCGTGTCATACTGTTGTTTATTTTAATATTTTAACGTACATATATATACTTTTAATAATATTACTATATATCCAAGAAATGCTTTAAAATCAGCATTCCCAGCAAATAAAGGAATTTCAAAGCATTATGCAAACCAGTTCAAGTCTTGTCACTCCGACTAAAAGAACCTTGAGAGATCAAGGTTCTTTTTGCTTTGTGTCATATTTCGTGTCATACATCATCAAAAAAAATAAAAAGCTGGGAGGACTTTGCTTGCCCTCTCAGCTTATGTCTTTATTCTGGTTTTCTTTTATTCGCCACTTTTCAAAATCTCCGTTTTTTACTGCTTCTTCCGCTTCAGCAAATAGTAAAAGTTAGATAAAAAAGAAGGGGCAGCTTTTTGGCTGTCCCTAACTTTTAAAATTCATCGATCATCGGGCAATCGTGATGATCCATCTTCTTTAGATCATCTATGCTCACATAGTACTTTATGAGCGCGTATGCAATGTCTCTTTTTCCCGGTGCGGCGTTCATGTCAAAGGTAAATGGCATATTCCGGAGCGCATCGTTGTATGCCGCTGAAAAGATCATGTATGCCCGCGTATGTAGTTTTGCCGGTCTCTCGCCGGATTTCTGATCCCGGTAATCCTCTGCGATTCCTTTCCAGCTCAAATCCTCCGGAATTTCTGACGTAATATATACGCGCTCCGCGTAATCATCAGGAAGTTTTTCTACCTCGATGTATGCATATTTCCTCTGCCCGTTTTTCTCGTATCTAAATACGATATCATCGATATACGGGAGCGCGGTATATTCCACTCCGTTTTCTTTCAAGACCTCTTCAAAAGGTCTGTCTATAATTTGATAAATAACCTCAATTCCATAATGATTAAATTTTTCCATTTTTTCTTCTCCTTTTTCATTTTCTTTTTCCAGCCGATCCAGTTCAGCATCATTTGTTCTTCTGCTACTTCAATTTTTGTTATACCTTAAAACTGGATCATAGCTTGCTATCCTGTCGATATCTACTATTACAATCTGCCCTTTTCTCATTGTAAACCAAATAAGCATTGCACCCTTTATTTTTCGGTCAATCCCTTGTTTGCTCTTTAATGGTATAAGCATATTTTTCCCGACAATTGCGATGTTGCACCCGCGGTTAAAAAATCCCTTTAATATATCGTAAAATAATTTTATCTGCAAACCTTCTTCTTCATTTACGACATATATCCGGTTTAAATTACCAGGCTTCTTCGCATTATAAGAGCATCCCATTGGATAACCCTTTCGTTCTTTTTCCTTCAACCATTTTTCTTTTGTCATGCCTGATCTGGGCGGCATACTTATAGACTTTTCTCTCCAGTCTTTCATCCCGAGTTCTCTATAAAGTTCCGGAGAATCCATGAGAAAAAATTTTACAATATCCTGATCTTCCTTTTTAATTTTGCGAATATTATTTTTTATAACATCCGCAAAGAACATATGATCTTCTGGTGTTTCCAGTCTTTCAAAATATTCGTCTATATCCGCATCAGTCAACTTTTGTACGTTTCTGCAGAAAAACGTTAAATAATTGTTGCTAAAAACCAGCTTGCTTTTTACCGGTTTCTGCATGGATACAATCCATGAATAATAGTCCATCATACGATATTTCGTATTAAAATAGATCATCCTTTCGTTGCGGATTTCCCTTATTATTTTCCCGCCCGGAGAAACAAATATATAAATTCCGGGACGTGGTTTATATGCTCTCAGCGCAATATCTTCCAGATTTTCAGCGCCTATATCTTCAATGGCTTCCAGCATATCATTTCCCCTTTATATCAACTCAATTTTTGTTATTTTCACAAGTGTGTCCAATGGATTCTCTTTCTTCTCTACGATATCAAATTCGTAGTTGATCCACTGGTCATTTGTTATTTTGTGCGAATATGATCCGTAAGAACCAGACTCCTCATCATCCGGTGCTTCGCCCTCTCCGTCCCAGACATCGTTCAGTTCTACAATTTCTCCAACTTCAACCTCTGGAAGATAATCAACTTCAAAATCACCGGTTTCTTTTGCGATTTCGTACGCTTTTTTCACTGTCTCATTCATTTCGAGCTCTCCTTATCTGCTTTCTTGTTTTTACTCAATTTTTGTACCATCTGGGAATTCAAAACCAGAATAGTATTTTGCCCCTATGGCTTTCGCCATATTTTGGAAGTCCTCGTCGGAAAACTTCCCTGTTTTTAAACGTTGGGAAAATGCGGACTGTGATAATCCTATTCGCTTTCCAAGTTCCGTTTTGCTGATTTCAGCCGCGGAGCACGCCATGTTTACTTTTTGCTGGATGGTTAAAATTTTTACCGCCTCCTTATTATTTATTAGGTTTTCCTTATATCTTATTATATAATACTTCTGATTTTTGTCAACATGTATTTGAAACTTTTTTTGATAAAAAAACAGAGCTCATAAGAGCCCTGCTTTTCGGTGTTGTTTTTCTGTATGTCTTTGGTCAGAAAATTTACTCTTTCCGCCACTTTTTTGTTTTCCCGTCCCATTTAAAACCGCGTTCTTTCAGTTCTGCGCGGATGCCATACGTCTGCCCCGAGACAGCTTTAACCTTGTCCCAATTGATACCAAACGTGTCTCCATCCTCTGCGCCAGCATTTAACTTATATGTAAGATACTGCGTTTTATTTGTTTTAGATGTCTTTTCGCGTTTTTCAGGAGTAGCATAGTCAAAAGATAACTCCCCGGTACGATCATCAGCAGATGCCTGCAAAATCTCGTTCTTGTAATAAGACCCGTAATACCCGCGTGATTCTCTATATACTGCTTCTATTTCCCTGGGCTCTGCAGATGGATCGATGATCCCACCTCTATTTTTTTTCGCACTTCCGGCTGCGTTTAAAGCAGATCCGCGCCCACCGAAAAACTGTAAATTTATCACCATGCCGCCACCTCCACAACGTTAAATTTATCGCTAAACGGCTTTATCCTGATTATATCACCTTTGCAATCGTCTGGTACAGACCCATAAAAGATAATCTTATCAGGACATAGCCGCTTCATCATTTCATCATAGCCTGCGGCCGGGAGGACTTTGAATGTTCTCTCGGCCTATATCTTTATTCCAAGATCTTAACCTTATGGACAATCCCATTAATTCCCATCGCCGCAAACTGCTGCCGGATAACCTCTGCCTGCTCGCGTGTCCATACATCAGCTACGGATACTGTGTAAATCACTCCCGGCTCCGCTGCAGGATGCGTCCATTCCGCAGGATCATCATATGCGATATCAAGGTCTGCATCTCCCCTGATACCTGGGATCTCCCCACAGCTCGTGTACTGCCATACAGATATGTCTCCGTCAACATTTGGCTTGTATTTCTGATCCGGCTCGTCATCAAACTGCATCGTTCGATATCCGCGATAATAGCGTGCTATCCACAACCGTGTCCCAGCAAACGCATTAAAGTCAAACCAACGCTCCTTATAAACATACAACCCGATATACAGACCAAATCCGTACCCTGCCGTTGTGATGACCTCCTGCGCTGCACGGATGCACTCTGTCAGCTTCTCAACTCCCAGCGGTCGCAGCGCATCTTTGTCCTCCACATCCCACCATACCATTGTGCCGGTCAGCCCGTAAGACCGCAATAATGCTACGATCTGCTGCGCTTCCTGTTGCGCCACTTCCGGCGTGGCTGCGTAAGTATATTTATAAACTGCTATCGGAATGCCGTGCTTTCGGCAGCCTTCCAAATTTGCAGCAAACTGATGGTCTGTCTTGCCTGATCGGCGCACACTGCGCAAGATTGCGAATGCAACTTTTGACGCTGCAACCTGTTCCCAGTCTATCACGCCTTGATTATCCGAAACGTCAATTCCTTTCCACATTTGCATTACCTCACAACAAAATTCTCCCACTTCTTGTATGAATCCACATACGTTTCCTGCTTGTCCCCATTATGCGTGATTTCGTAATACATACCGTCAGAAACAGTTGTGCTCAACAGTGCCTTGTGGTTCTGAAGCGTCTTGCAGTACCAAACCACGAATACGTCATCCCCTGTAATCTGCTTCTGGTCAGTTTTGTCCGCGTGGCTGTTGAAATAATCCACTACAACCTGTTTACTTTTTTCTAAAAACTCTTTGCTTCCCATACTCTTAGTCCTCCGTATAATCTTCGATCACATCAATCCCATACTCAATGGCACAGGTATTTTCAATGCGGCAGCCTCTTGCGTTTTCCCATCCTTTTGCAAAATACGCAATGTCCGCAGTCGAAAGCAATTCCAAAGATTTTCCCAAAAACCACAAAGGTCTCGCATCCGCAGGCGCGCTCTGGAAAAACGAATCAATAACCTCTATTTCTTCGTCTTCTACAAAATTTCTCTTTGCGCTGGCGATAGCCTTTTCCCTCTCTTTTAAAATTTCCTCATCTGTTTTGCCTTTCATCGGCTGTGAAATAAAAAGTTTTTTCATGCTCTGCTCTCCTTATTATTTTTATAGGGCGACCGAAGCCGCCCCAGAATCACGCTTAACCCTGCGCGGGAGATAATCGGATCACCTTATCCTTCCTGTACTTCTTTCCATACACTATCTGTTCCTACAGATCCAGGCTCCCATACATTGTTATCAACAAGCGATTCCCAGACCTTACTATTGTGTTTTACCTTGTCGCCTTTTTTATATCCGTTTGTGCTAGACGGCTGCTCCCAGTCCGGGATAACACCAGGATCTGGGATGAGTACCTTTGCAAACAGGGAAGGCGCCGCCTCCGGCGTCCACTGTGTCTGTTTATCGTGAGCACTAAGGACATTGTAAAGCACGTTGTTGTAATTAACGCGCTGCCCTTTTTCCAAATGCGTACCCTCTTCCAGTTTTTCCCATTCGGGGTACAGAGAGGGGACGTGCAAAGCCTGTGCATCCGTGTTATTCGCAGCGCTGAATTTAGCCTGCCCTAACATTGCCTGAAGATTATCTTTCGCTTTTTTTGTAAACATATCATTCGTCCTCCAAGATTCCGTTGATCTCATTGATGCCGGACGTGATGCTGGACACATCGTTTTCCAGTTTTGCGACTTTATCAGTCAGTCCCTCCGGCAGCCCTGCTTCTTCAGCTTTTTCCATATGCACCGTACATACAGCCACATGGGATTCCACAAACCCGCTTTCTGTGGTTGCGTCCTCCTGCTCGTAATTGATGGACGCTATCACGTCAGGCGTATATTTCAAACTCACGAATTTTTTAAACCCAGCATATCCGCATATCAGGTCAGTCCCAACATAATATCGCATCACAGCCGTATTCTCAGCGCTCGAAAACATGTCAATTATGCTTTTTGTATCGCTGCTTTTTATAGAGATTTGCAAGGATTTCCCGCTTTGGACAATTCCATCAATCTCCAATTCTTTCCCAGATTTAAATACGATTTTTCGCATATTCTTACCTCTTTTCTGTTAGTATTTTAGGTTTTACCAACTGGTTATATTAAAAAATATCACAGGTGCAATTAGCATTTTAGGTAGAACCGCTGGTACTGGCAGTGCTACTGTCAAAGCCTTTGGATTTAAACAATAAACACGCGTTTGGTATCGGATGATTCTGTGTCGATCGTAGCTCCGTTATTAAGGTTTGTTACATCCACAATTGCTAAAAAGCACAACACACCACCAATATGCGCAGGGACAATCTGTCGGATGCTATATGAGCCTTCTAAATTTTTAATTGTAACATTTTGGGTTGCAGACTTTTGGTGGCAAAAAGTAAGCAATGTGCATTCGCCATAATCCTTCACGCAAGTGTATGGCATTTCTCCCAGGTAAGCAATGCCATTGCTACCCAATTTTTTTGTTACTGTATCAGCACCAGGGGCGGGAATATATGTAATATACACGCCGTCCTCTCTGGCATCCATGCCTTTTATAGCACCATTGTCGTTTATGGCATTCAAATTGGTCTTTACCTTCGCAAAGCCGTTCGAGATTCGCTGTTCAAGATCGTTCATGTTTTTGGTATTAAACGCATCGCCCTCCTGCGAAACCTGCCCCTCGCTACGGGATACGTCATATGTTACAGTTTCTCCGTTTGCAACATTTCTCAGCAACCGCCGTCCTGCAAATTCCACAAGGCGGGCTTTCCACTCTTTTGGCGTAAACCATGTCTCTGCCATTATAAAATCCCTATTCCTTCCCCGGCGTAGATTTCATCGCCGCAATAATAATAACTGCCCATAACTCTGTCATATACATATTTGACATCGTGCAAGATCCGTTCTATGGCGTTCCATTTTTGATAAGTAGTCAGCGGCGGGTCTGGTGTGGCAGGTGTATCTTTCAGAGCACTCCACGCTTCACGGATCCGCTGCACGTTGTCGCGGATCCGTTTAAAATCACTTGCTCGCGGAATCTGATCCGCCCCCCACATCTTTACCGTCACGCTTACCGCCAAAGCCTCAGCGATCTCACGGATGTTACTTTCGATCCGGTTCAAATCCGCTGCATTCAAAGCTCCCTTCATTCCGGCAGCCCATTCCCTTTTTTCTTCTTCGGAGATTGTCCCTGCAGCGTATTTATCATTCAAAACCTTTGCCCGTTCAACGTCCGCCTGCGTTCGGTCATACACCCATTCCATCAGATAATCCCTACCTTCTCATCAGAATACAGCTCGCCGGAATAATACGCTTCTGATGTTATTTTATAATATCCACGGCATTTTGCCGTACCCACAAATCCACCTGTAAGGTCAACGCTAAAGGATTCTATACAGGCGACAAAATTTCCGTGCATTTGCAAGGTATTTTCAATCTCCGCCCAGTCCCCTGCTTTTTCCTCTGCGGACAAATGGCGTGTCTGGATGATCTGCTGGAGTTGGTAATAATCCAGGATATTGTCTGCAACCTTCTGTGCGCTTTCGTAATTTAAAAGCGTTCCGGAAAATGTTTTCGTGTTCCGCACTTCACCTGACTTTATATGCTCGATTCTGGACAGTGTAGCCAGCTCTGTACCAACATATTTGTGCCCCGTGATCGTGACCTCTGCACGTGCGTTTCCCGCGATTTCCAGCACAACATAGTACGGCATTTGTTTGACAATCCTCCCCGCAGATGCGCTCATGTTCGCTGCCGGGCTTGTGAGCTGAATTGTATGTATCCCCGGATCGTATGTGCCTTTCGTAATCTCGCTTTCCGCCGCGTCCAACACCCACGTTTTATATTTTACGCTTACGTCTGACACATAAGGATCTGCCTTTAACGTCGTGGAAAATTTCCGGCTGCGCGGAATCGTTGTCGATATTTTTCTGGTCGATTTTCGTATTTCGATTCCAGACCGGCGGGATGTGTTCATAATCGCAGCGCAAGCGAACAATACCTCACGCAGAGCTTTTTGACAGGTCTGGATTTTAAGCGTGCCATACAGCGGCGTTTGCGCCACCTCTTCCTCAACCGTATAATCTTCAATCCCTGCCGCTGTCATAATCTCTTCGATCACACTTCCCGCCGTTTCTCCGGCGTATATCCGCCCGTCTTTAAAATCCACATTAGCAAGCATCCCTTTGTAGTCGATCGCCGATATTTGGGTGACATTTTTGGTGGTACTGTTGGATTCCATAAAAAACACGCCCAGCGGCATCTTCACGCCGTCAACGATTTCGTATGGCAACATTCTTTGCTTTTTCTGCAATGTTTTGTGCAACCCGTCGATTTTGCCAATATTAAAATCATCATCAGGGTCAACAAAGTCAAACGTAAGCTTGTCCGTCTTGACCTGATTACTGATAGGGTCTGTGTCATTTACAAGCTTCGCGCTTTTTATAACATCCGGCCCCCAGATAAACGTTGTGCCATACTCGAGATAGTTTAACTTTACATTGTGCCACGGTAGGGCACGTACAAATCGGATCTCAATTCGTCCGTATTCCTCCACCTGGTTTTCGGCAAAATAATTCAGTTTGTCCGGGAAGAAACGTTTTTGCGATTTATATGTACCGCCGAGGTCGTACCACGTCACTTCCATTTCCAGCGGGAATGTTTCAGAAAAATGAAAGGTCAGCCCGATAGATGTATGATTTTCCGTGAAATCTATTCTGATCACGGGCTGTTTTGTGAAAGTTCCATCTGCTCCGGCTTGCACATAAGAAAAAAATGGGATGTCTGTTGGTGTGTCTGGCATTTCGCTAAGGCTCCCATCCAGCGCAAAAAAATTATGTTCAAGCGTAGCGTATTTTGGTGGGCTTCCTTTTGACTTAAACAGCCCCATATCCCCAAAAGCGGCATTGCCCTCTGTGCTTTCTTTTGCGTCAGGCAAAGCAGTCGTATCATACAGATTGTACTCGACATAAAATTCTGTTTTCATCAAGGTCTCCTTGCTGGCTCTTTTGCCGTAAACTTGCAGGTAAACCCTTTATAATCAGCGCTATCCTGTGTTATCTTCTCGTATTCATCCGAGACGCTGGATATATAAGCCGTGTATTCGTAAAAACCAGAATCTGACGGCAGCGAAACAATATGGAATGGGACGGGCTCTGTAACCTTATCCCAGAAACGTTTATATACGCCATCCGGGAACGAGCTGCTCTTCCCGACCGTCATTGTGTAATTAAAATACACGCCTATCAGTTCACGCTGGAGCTCTCCTGTTTCAACCCTTTCGGCGAATTTGTCGAGGAAATCCGCGTTTCTTTTTATGGACACGATGGGGATGTTAAAATACTCCCCATCTATGTATATGCCGCGTGTAAAAATCATCCTCCGATCACCTCCAGATCATATCCTTGCCTGCTTGCTTCCGATAAGAAATCCTGCAGTGTAGCTTGCGCCAGATCTACCCCGTTTACCTGCAAGACAATTTTCGCCGTTCTAAATCCGCCGCCGCTCTCTGCCATTACCTCCGATACAGCTTGTTTGATTGTGCCTATCGGCGCTTCGATGTTGGTCTGCCCTGCCCGCTGGTCGCCAAGAATCGCCAGGAACGGGTTGCCGCCACGGATTACCGAGCCAGATGCAAGCGCCGGGATATCCCGCAGGGTACGAGATGCAAAGCTTTCGTTTATGGCATACGGCTGCGTGGACATTGTTCGCGGCTTCGATGATCCGCCACCAGTAAATGCGTTTTTGATACCGCTGCCGATGTTCTTGATTTCCTCTATAACGCCTGCAATCATGTCGCTAACCCATGTAAAGAAGCCGGACAAGAACGCCTTTATAGAATCCACGACGCCTTCTACTTTGGTTTTAAAAATCGTGAAGATTTCCTGCGCGGTATTCCATGCACCCTTCCAGTCTCCATCAATCAGCTGCTTAACAACTTTTACAAACAGACGAAATACAGTTTTCATGATGTCAATAATACTTTTTATCTTATTCCAGAAATCGTTGAACGTATCCCAAGCAACCGCCCACGCCTCTTTCCAAAATTCTAAACAATCGTTTATAAACGTCATAAAGGTTGTAAAACCGTCAACAATCGTCTTAATTCCAAGTATAATAAACTCTAACAGCACCCCTAATCCTTGCACCAAGAATGGCACTGCGTAGGTCATAATCCAGTCAACAATCGGTTGCAAAATACTCTCCCAAAAAGATTTTAAAATATCCGCAACCAACCCAACTCCTCTTATTATAGCTTCCCAAGCCGGCAGAAAAGACTGCGTAAGAAGCTCTGATATTCTAGTCCCGATTCTGTCGATAACTGGCTGAATGTGTGTATTCCATGCGGTTAAAAAATGGTTGACAACCTCTGAAAGCCCGCTCGTTAAACTATCAAATAATGGCTTTATATGAGCGTCGTACATTGCATTCAGGCTATCAAACGCTTTATCTACAGCCGTCTTAAATCCTTCCAGCACGGTAGCTGCGCCACCTAATAACCCCTCCAGTGCAGTCTTGAACCCGTCAGCATTTTCTGTAAACGGTACAATAAGCATTTGTAAAAAGTCCCGCCCCAGTTTAAGCGCAAGTTCAGTCAGCCCCATAGCTGCATCCGCAATGCTTCCTATCAGCGCCGATACAAAGCGGATCCCGCTTTCGCTTGCAAATGCTTCAAATACATGGGCTATACTCTGGAACAAATCAGCCAGAAGAAGGTTTATATCTGCCCCTACGTTAAATGCGGATATCAGGAATTTTTTTATTCGGTCGGTATTGTTTTCGAGATAATCCCCAATCCCGCCGATTAAAGCCGCCGCTAGAGTAAGGCCTATACTCGCCAGTGAGCCGGTAAAGGAACCCAACATATACATAAAAGTTTTAAGGAAGTTGTCAGCAGCCCCTACAACCGCAGGGTCTGACCATATCTCTATCCATGCATCACGAATTTGCTGAAGCCCATTTTTGATAATATCTAAGCGGTATTCAAAATCACCCAAGCCATCCCAGAAGCCTTCCGCAAAAGCATCTTTTAACTCTTTTACATAGTCAAGAATAGGTTTCAGATTCTCCAAAATCCCATCAAGCCAAGACTTCACTCCTGCATCAACAGGGACTTCCTCGAACATGTCTTTCGGCTGCGTTCCGCCTCCACCGCCGCCGGAATCATCCTGCTTTTGCAGCACATCCAGGTCATCAAACTTTGCCAAAGCTCCGGCTGCCTTTTTTGCCGCCGCTGCTGTTCCATTCAGGGAATCGTTATAGGAATCCTGTATCTTTTTCGCTCGGATGAAAGTGCTTTTCCCGCCAAGGATGGCAATAAACTGCGCCACATATGTTATCGCCCGCGTTATCCCGTTTATAAGTGTATTGAGATACGGAATTACTATCTGGACAATCGGCGCAAAGGCAGCAGCAAACGCATTACCAAGTGTAGCCAGCGAATTTTTTAGCGCCTGAAATGAATTTGCCAACGGAGCGGAGTATTTCGTAAGGTTTGAAAACCCCTTTTGCATTCCAGCTACCATTGTATTAAATGCTTTTGTAATCCAGTTGAATATCAACAGCGATAATGCGATTCCTTTCAGCCTTGACGCAAAGGTGCCGAACAGCCCCGCGCTTTTTTTCGCGCCGGACGAAGCTGTTTTAAATGCTTTATCGGCAGAACGCTTCATCCGATCGAATTCTTTTTTGATGGGCTTCTGCTTCGCGTTAAGTTCTGCCATCCTGCGCTTTGAAACATCTATGTTTCCGGCAAGCTGAGACGCTTTTGCAGACATTTTTTGAAACTCTTCCGTGTCTTTCGGGGATACAAACGCAGCGCCGGATGCTTTCTCCGCGTTTATTTTTGCCTTGATTTCATCTACTTTTTGAGCCGCTTCATCCAGTTGAGCCTTGTCCACCTTCGGGGTATACGCCTTTCCACTGTTCTCCATCTGCTGAAGCTTTTCTTTCAGATCATCCACACGGTCGGATGCGGCTGCAACCTGTTCATTTAGTACGTCCCATGCGCCGCCGGTTTGAGGTACCCCCATGTTTTCCCAGTCTGTCTGACGTGCTACAAGCTTAGACAGCTCTCCTTGCGCCGCAACGAGGTCTTTCTGTAAAGCTTTATACTCAGACGTTGCCGCCCCCTTTTGTGACATACGGGCCTGCAGTTTTGAATACTCGGATTCTGCCTTTTCTAACTCTCTTTGTAATTCTGCAAATTTTTCTGTCGGGATTTTCTTTTGCGAAAATTCTTCCATTTTGCGATTGAGAGAATCTAAAGCCGCGCTGTCTTTTTTTATGGCATTAGACACGCGCATCATCTGGCTGTTTAAATCTTTTGTTTCAATTTTTGTGTTTATCCGTATCGAACCGTCATATTTCGGCATATCAGCCTCCTACCTTGATCCATTTCATAAAAGCGTCAACGTCTTCCTGTTCCTCTTCTGTCAGTTCCTCTTCCCGCTCTATTGCAAATATTTGTTTCTGCTCCTGCAATGCCTGTTTTGCACGCGTGTCCATCTTAGGGTCTATTTTCTGCTGCCGGATGGCTATGACGTTCGTGTATGCGCATTCACCGAGCGTGGACAGCAGTCCCATGAACGCCCAGTAGTGCATGTCAGACCGGTTTAGGTCGATTCCGTACTTCTCCAGAAATGCTGAATAGATGCGCCACTGGTCTATGTCAAAATCTGTTACCGGAACTTTGTCCTCATCCTTCGGGCGGTTGTCGGTATACCACCCGCTCAGAAACCACCTAAGGCCATCCACGGCAGTTTTTAAATCGGGTAAAGAAGAAGGGCTGCCGTCCCCATCCTCTGACGGATACAGCAGCCCCAGCGCTACAGCCAACCTTTCATCGTCTGACAGGTCCGGATCTTGCAAAGCCTGTGAAATCTGGATCCCTGTCTGGAAGGCTTCGTCTATGCGGAAACCCTCATATTCTGTTGGGAATTTATCAAGCAGCACATTCCACATTTAATTGCTTCGCGCCCCTTTCCTGTTCGGGCTGTATTTGCTTGTGATTTTCTGATTTCGTTCAGTGGCGAAGCCCTGAAGAATCGGTATGATTTGGTCTAAAAAGTCCGCAATAAGCTCCATTCCCGGGGATTCCACGTCAGGGAACACCTTTTTGCAACACCCGCTCCCAAACAGAGAATCCAACTCAGCGCAGGCCTCTTTGCATAAAGCGTCATACGCTCCGAAGCGTTCCGTGAAATCACCGGAAGAATCATTAGCAATCCTATCGGCTTCCTCGTTTTTTGCATTCAGCCATGCCACAAAATCGTCAAAACGCTTAAAAAAACTGTTGTCAGAGATGTTGACCGCAATATAATCGCCGTTATCGTTTACCTCAATTCGTTTGACGCCACTGTCTACTCGTAAGCTTGCTGCTCCCATCTTGTCCTCCTTACTCCGTTAAAGCCCTGTCAGACGCGGGCGTCGCCGTGAATTTTCTTGTGGTTACGTTAAACGTTCCGGCTTCTCCGTCACCTCTGCCGCCCAGCGTCAGTGTGTCCGTTACGTTAGACCCAGCATCGCCGCCCGTGCCGCCTACACTCACAACGCAACGGCGGCGGACTGCCGGATATGAAGGACCAGCGCCGGAAACTCTTACGCGGACATAGGATGTAATGGCGTCCCCTCCGACGGGCAGCGTGTCTATCATCTTGTTAAACCAGTTCGTGAGCTCCGTGTCCTCTTCGTCTACGTTCTGTCTTTCAACTTCGATGGACGGCGTATAGGATTTAAGGTCCGTAGATCCGTTTTCCTGATTGATGTACTGTACCGTCTCCGTCTCGGGGTTCATTTCCTCCGTTAAAGAGGTAATACCCGTTCCCAGAAGCCGGTAGTCTGCCGCTGTCCCCTCAGAGGTCGTGTCCATTTTTACATCGACAAAATGTCTCAACAAATGTCTTTTCATTGCTTTTTTCCTTTCTTAAATTTCAGGCTCGATAACATTTTTATAAAAAACCGTAACCGGTAGAACCCAGTCCTGCACGCCATTCTCCTGCGGCTGTGTCCCATATGCGTTCCCGCGTGTTACCCGCTCAACCCTCCGCCCTGCGGTCAGATCTGGGTATATCGCTTTTTCGTACTCTTTCCCTTCAATCCCGGAGGGTTCGTGGCAAAGCCAGCGACCCAGCGTATCCAGGAATTCCAGAATAGTAATTTTCTGTCGTTCCCTTGCTCCCGTGGTCGAACGGTATACTACAAAGCAGGGATACCGGCATTCCTGATATATCCGCCCGAGTATATCTTCTTTTTCTGTATACACCAGCGCCCCGGAATCATTGGAAAACGCAATGCCATCTTCAGTCCCAAGCTCCTCGAATTTAATTACTTCATCTGGATACAGCCCCGGAAACTGGTTAAGCAGCGACTTCATCGCCGCCGTCAGAACATCATATCCAGTAGCATCATTCCCGATAGGTTCAGCCACCTTCACCACCTACTTCCCTAAGATTTCAAAATGCGGGATTACCGTATACGGTCCTCCCACTGACGATATCAGGTAAACAAAATCTTTTTCGGCATTCATAAACGCATAAAACCCTTCATATCGCCTGTCTGTATAATCTGCATCGTTCACGAGTACGGCACCGTCCCATGCTCCTACCATGAAAAAGTCTGTAGACGGATTAAATGTAATGCTGTCTGGCAACAGATCATTTACCTGTCTGTTCCATTCCTTCGGCGGAAGCCACGGCAATTCTTTTCCGACGGTATCAACAATAATTTTTCTCCCGTTCTTAACCCCGAACGGGATATGTAACTGTGCGTTATCTGTGCTGTCTGTCCCGTACAGTTTCATGATCTGCCCCCGATCAGTCTCAAGATGCACGCCGGAAAGCACATGGGGATACCAGATGGCGGCAGTGCTGGATTCGTAAAAATTGAATATTGTCACTATCGCATCATTCATCGGTATCCCTCATTTCACAAAGAGCTTCGTTAAATTTATCCGTAAACGCCCGGATTCTCACGATATTTCCCATGCATTCCTCTGGCACAGAACCGTAAAAGATGATCGTCTCCGGCTGCAACCGCCTCACCATTTCTTCATACCCTGCCAAAAACAGCGCCTTTTTTTCCTTGCTGTTCATGCAGCCAACAGAAGATACTGCCACCGTTCCACCCTCTGGCTCCCCATCGAAACACCAGTCATAAGAATCCGGTGTACTCCATGAGATGGTTGGGATAACTTTTATTCCTGCCTCCTGCATATACGTCGCACACCAGTGTTTGCGGTAGTGGTTGTATATCTGCATGACCTTAGGAAAATCTGTATAGGTAGAGAAATCCGGAGACATTACATAGCGGAATCTTTGAAGCATCGGGATATACCGGTCTATGTTTGACCACAGGCGGCAAAACTGGTAATCATCCAAAAAGAAATGAACGCCTTTTTCAGATGGATTTTTGCAAGATTTTGCATAATTAAATCCGATCCAGTCACAACCGCCTTCATAAGTCACAGGGGATATTTCCGGTATGTCATACTCTCCAACGCCGTCAAATATCCTGCGTTCCAGATTGTCGTAACTGCGACTGGTTCGATATCCCATTCCTACTCGCCTTTCTTAAATCTGCTCCATAATTCTGCAAACTTCTCCCATCCGTACATCGCCACGAAAGCAACTAAAAATCCCGCCAGAATTGCCGCCAGAATCATGTACCAAATAATAGTCTGCTGGATGTACTGCATATATGCTACAAACGCGGTCACTGTAATCCCGATGGACAGGACAAGCACAAGGATATCCGTAGGGATTTTGGCAAGCACGCCTACACCCTTAAATACCTGTGTGATGACCGACACGATAAACGCTAATGCGCCGATAACCGCCAAAATTCCGGTCATATTTGTAAACAACATCTCCATATCTACCTCGTTCCTGCGTACAACAACGGTACGCCATCATCATTTTTCACTCCTGCCAGATAAAGCATTGCCGCATCTGCCAGAAGCTTGTTTGTCTCCTGTGCATCCCCGGCCGCCTGGTAGACCGCGCTCCATGCCTTTGCGCCGTTTGCCATTTCGGACGGGGAAGCGTAGGAAATTGATTCAGAACCGGCAGACTTGGAAGTAATTACTCCCGAAGTAACACCGCCAGCCCCGCCGGAAGATGTCCCCCCGGCAGCGGCAGATAGCGCCTGTTTATCTGCCAGCTCCAGTTGATATAACTTATCACAGACCGCACACACGGCCTTCTGTACCTTTGTCGCCGCCCTTTCATCAGACGGTAAGCCGTCAGCCAATCGGTCAAAGGTTATCACGTCCAGAAAGTCACTGGCGCGGTCTGCGATACGATCAAAGTCCTCCGCCGGGACGACATTCCCGTGGTAGATCTGTTCATAAAATGTAAATGTCGTGTATGCCATCCCGTCGGCCTCCTTATCTCCTACTCTTCCGTCTTGTTTCCCCGGAAAGCGGTTCGCCGTCAGTATTCAGGGGTGTACTGGCGGCCATCAACCCCCCGCATTTACAGTGATTTTCGCGATACCATCCAGGTATTCCGCAAACAGCACAAGGCCGGTGATCGCAAACGCCTCAGACACGGCGGTGTTGTAGTTGCCCTGTGTGTGGAAACCGATCAGATTCGTTTCTCCGCTGGTCGTGTACACAAGTCCTGCCTTCGCGAAGTCGCTGTCGTCGGGGTCGATGTAATACATCACGATGTTTTCCACCGGTGTAGCGATTACCGTATCAGCCGGGATCTCGCTGTCGGAAAGAAGGAAAATTGTATTGAACCCCATAAAATCCTTCAGGTACTGGAAGCCGAACTGATTCTGGATGGTGATGTTCGCTGCTCCGAGATACTTGTACACGTCAAGGATGTTCACAAAACCGACAACCCCGGTGATGTTCCGGTGCATCTGCTTAAACTTGTTCTCAACCTTGCCCTTTGCCATCGCAAGTGCCATCTGGAAGGTTGTTTCCTCGGACGTGAGCGTTCCGGTTTTCAGATAGTCGTAAAACTTCTTTGTCACGCCCGCCTGAAGCTGATAGAGGAACTCGTCGTCAGTCATCTGGACAGCGTTGTCATAACCGTGGTCTTTGATTGCTTCAATCGAAACGGCCTTCGCGTACTTCTCGATGGTCATTTCCTGATACTTCTTTTCCTTTACGGTAAATTTGCTATACGGGATATCCTCGCCTTCGCCTACTGCACCATCCTCGAGCGTCCCCTCCGCATATTTACTTTTCAGCACTGCGCCGGGCTGCTTCTTTATGGGGCGCATGATCCCCAAGATGTCCCGCAGATGCTGCCAGTTGCGCTCGAATCTGGTTACAAAATCCAGCTCTCTTGCGGTTACCTGGACATCCGCTGTTTTAATCAAATTTGCTTTTGCTGGCATATTAGCCCTCCTGCTTTAATTAAATAAACTCATGTTCGCAGCAATTGCAGCCTGACGCTCAGAAGCATCCTTGATGCTCATAATCTGGTCTTTCGTCAGCGCGCCGCCCTGCCCCTGCTTGTTTGTCGGCTGTGTAAAGCGTGCCTGATTCTGCTGTGCTTTCTGCTGCTCATCGTCAACAAATGCCGAAGCGTCCTTTTCCTTCATCTGGGTTATGAGGTCATTCAGTCCGAGGATTTTCCCGTCTTTCAGTTTTAATCCGGCCTCCTTGACTTCTGCCATAATTGCGCGCTTTGCCGCTTCGCTCGAGAATTTAATTCCTTCAAACTCCGTTTTCAGAGCGTCCGTGAAATCTCTCTCATACAGCTGCGCCTGTGCGTTTTTCTCGGCATCCTCGGCCTTTTTCTTCCAATCAGCCAAATCCTTCTGCATTGTTTCAAGGTCAACGCCCTCGAAGCCTTTCAGGGTGCTTTCTGCCGTCTCAGCTTTTCCTTTCCACGTGTCCCGGTCAGTCTCAGCCTTTCCCAGCTTCTTTTCATGTTCAGCTTTCGTGACGTAATTTTCCGCCACCTTTTTCGTAAGGCTTTCCTTTTTGTCCGCCGAGACCTCAATTCCCAGCTCTGTCAAAATTGCTTCAATATTCTGCATCTTTATCCTCCTAAACGTGATTGATTAACCGCCCGTCAGCGGTATGGATTAAGCCCGATAAACCACGGGCGGGGTAGTTGTGGGAAGGGGAATTGAACCCATGACACACGGCTTATAAGGCCGCTGCTCTACCTCCTGAGCTATCCCACAAAGCGCCCGGGGTAGCGAACCGGGCGAAAAGCGTAATGATCGGCGCTGTCTAAACAATGCACCTATACCGTGCGCCGGGGCTTGAACCCGGCTGCTTCCATGCACGGTGGCAAAAACAAAGAAAGATGGAATGGATTTTCCTGCAATTACGATTTACAGGATTGCACACAGACGGAGTCGAACCGCATTTTCAACCTTCCCGCAAGGCTGTGTGCTGTAAAGGAGGAAATACAAATACAAAAAAGAGCCAGCAATCTGTAAGAAATCCTTACAAATCACTGGCTCTGCGTCTGGCGTCTGGCACTTAACGGACGATAGGCTCTGCCTTTCCGTTTTCAATATTCACGAGGCTGGTCGTTTTACATTTCGGGCAAAACACCGGAAGATTATGCGCTGTCGTATCCTTGCGGAATGATGACCGCGTTTTATTATTACAGACAGGACAGTATACCCTTTTGATATCCATGACGATCATTCCTTTCCATAGCCTTTAATACATTTTACCAAATAAAAAAAACTATGGCGTACCCATGTTTAAAGCAAAAGCGGCAGGTTTACCCGCCGCCTTTACTCACATCATCTTTCGTAATTTTTCGATATACCGCGAAATGGTCTCCCGTTCTTCTCGGCAGTCCGCATCCTTTGACAGATCTCCAAGCTCTTCTGTTAGCGCATCCATGTGCTCTTCCAGGGCAGCCAGCATACGCCGCTTGCAATCCTCAGACTTGCCGTTGCGATAAGACTGCTTGTTGTCCATGTAAGCATCATAAGGGTCGCCGTTACCATTTCCACGGCTATAATGCCCCCTTACATAATGCTCTCCACGTCGCGCATAGGATGAGCCATCGTCATAAGCCGTCATGCTCATCCCGTCATCTCTGCTGTATCGCCCACGGCTGTCGCGTTTCCGCCCCTCGCTGTGGTCTCCTGCCTGGCTATATCCGCCTTCCATTTCGTCAAGGACGGCGTTATAATAACCCTCTTTGCACTTCCAGTATTCCACATTTTCCATGTCTTTCAACATGTCTATCAATTTGTATGCGGTCTCAAGATTGCCTGTGTTCAGACCTTTTTCCGCGATTTTATCCAGCTCTTCCCGGATATTCTGCATCAATTTGTAACTCATGGTCTGCCCTCCTTAACCGCAAACCCGAACAGCTGTTATGTTCGGATTGTCTACTAACACAGGAATTGTCCCTGCGTTTTTGATGGAAACGTTTTCACAGCATCCACAGAACACATCGACGTATGTCTGGGACGATGCGTTAAAATACTGCTCTACTGCCGCAGGGGTGGCACGCATCACCGTGCCGCCGAGGATTTCCCCATCTCTGGCAATTCCCAGCGCCACTTCTCCTACCGTTTCCCCAGTCGGTACTGCGACGTTTCCGGAAAATGTAATCAGATATCTACCGGGCTTTACAAGCGTTATCTGCGCGCTTCCAGCCCTGTGTCTTTCTGCACATCCGCCCTTTGTTGCCACTGCCGAAAACGGGATGGACTGCCCTACGGGGACCGTGACCGGCGTTGTGTTTACTAACTCAATCATTTTATTCTCCCTTCATTTCAAAAGGGGCAGACGTTCTCAGCCTGCCCCTTTTTGTGAATAACGGCATCAGCCGAACATCATGGCAAAATGCCACGAAGATACTCCGTCTGAAGTTTTAACATCCGCATCCCGTGTTGCCTCCGTAGCCACATCCGGTGCCAAAGCTAAAGCCTGTCGGGTTTACGATGGACGTGTACGGGGACATTACCGGATAAGACGGAACGGGTGTAGGTCTCAAAGCATTTAAGATGCTGTTTGTCTGTGCGTTGTTAGACAGCTGGAGCTGTGCGGACTGTAACTCGGTCTGCAAAGACTGTATCTTGTCCTGTGTAAACAGGTCGATGATGCGCTGTGTTCCGGCGTTCTGCGCGTCAATTACATCGCGGAATCCGTTGTTTACGGTATTCTGTAGGATGTTTGTCTGGGCTGCCATGTTGTAGTTTACGCCAGCAATAGCCTCACGGGTATCGCAGCAGCATTGCTGCATCTGATAACCCAGATTTGACAGGTTGGCGTTTACGCCAGCAAGGCCGTTGCAAAGCTGGCCGGAAAGGTTCTGGATCCCGTTTTCGATTCCCTGCGTGGACAGCGCTGCGTCGATATCGGCACGAGTTGCATAACCCTGAAATGCCGGAGAATTTGCTCCTCCACCATTTCCGCCCCAGCCGCCGAAGCCGCCCCAGCCAAACATACCGAAAATCAGGAAAAGGATAATCCATGCACCCCAATCTCCGCCGAAGCCGTCATTTTTTCCTGTGCCGCCGGTTAATACGGCAACATCAGAAGCGGTTAAACCGTCTGTCATAGTAATTATCTCCTTCGATAATGTATTTACAAAACCGTGTGCACCCGGTTGTGTACTATTTAAAAAAGCCTTTAAACATACCCTGCATCTGCTGCGCCATCTGCTGGGCTTGATTTAACTGTTGCTGGTTTATTTTGCCAGACTGCAACAGCCTGTTAATCTCTTCATTCGGATTTCTGCCCTCCATCTCTTTTCGGAATTGCTGGAACTGTTCCAGCATTCCGGCCATTCTATTACCATTCAGGGCCTCAAACAAGGGATTCGCCATGTCTGCCTCCTTCCGGCTTTGTTGCCGTTTCGAGATAACTATATAATTCTTCATATTTGCTTCTCAAATCGTCGTATTCTTTCCGAGTAACGTATTTATCGTCTAAGTTCACTTCCTCCTGTTTCTGTGGCTCTTTCGCGCCCACCGTGACCTCTTTGTAAGCAAAGGTGCGGAGCGTCGGCATCCCGGCGGCATCGGTAGTCTTTATATAAAAATTAGAGTTTTCGGAGTCCATCAAAAGGACGCTTGTATTTGGAGCGACAAGATAAGATTTAGCTCCAGCCTCGCCCTGCACCCACAGGATCCCCTGATTTACCTGCTGCATCTGCTGTGGCTGCTGATACTGAGCCTGCATCTGCGCCAGCCTGTCCATCTGCGGCTGTAGCGGATTTACTTGTCCATACTGATACGGGTTATAGCCGTATCCTTGATATGGTAATGCCATGCCTGCGCCTCCTATGACTAATTCAATGACTTTCTATAGCTAAATTATGGCATAAAAAATAAGCCTCTGACAGTCCATCAAAGGCTTACAAAAGTATCAAATCAACATACCCGTATTATCTTTTTGTTTATTCGCTGGCTCATTCTTTTCACGGTGGACACACTCACGTTCATCATCTCCGCACATCTTTCCAGCGGAATATTCTGCGCCCGTAATTCAAAAAGCCGCCGTTCCTCAGGTGTAAAATTGCAGTATTTGCGAAAAAAATCCAATTCAAACACTGTAAAATCGTATACCTTCAAGATTACTCCCCTTATTGCGTCCGCGCCAGATAAGATATAAGCTTTCCCCTCGTTTCTTTTAACTGCTCAACATTGTTCCCTGATATCTGGCTGTTAAGCATCGTTACCAATGTCTCCATGATTAGGCTGTCCCGCTCCCTAATCTCATGCATCGTTTCAAAGTCTCGCTTGTCATGCTCTTCAAGGACTTTTACCCGCGTGGTGAGCTTAATCGCGGGGGATATCCATTTATGTATCACAGCCACAGCGCCCCCTATCACCGAAATGCCGCCGCACACAGCAAGAACAGCCTGTATCGTTTCCATAGTGCCTATCTCCTTATTTCTCCCAATAGTATATCGGTATCTCCTGGCCGCTGTCCCATGTGTCCCAGTAATGTCCATCTTTGACGCACACCACATGGCCGTCTATCCCGAGCACATACGTCCCCGTTGGATGATATCGGCAAAAATCGTCTACCGTGTAAACATGCTGTCCGTGGTCGTCTACGATATACCGCCGGAAACCATTCTCACGCAGATACGCACCCCAGACTCTATTAGCACTTGGCATGTCAGACAACGAAAACCCATACACGGATAACCCAACATAAACTGTATCCCAATCTTGCCCTAAAGCCTTGCACAATGCGCGCACAGTGCAATCCCCTACTCTTTGCCCTTTTGAGGGGTTTGGATTGTAATATTCAAATCGGTTCATCATTTCACCCATCGCTTTTATACACTTCCATTCTCCGCATATCTTTTTGCCCCTTTATTCGCTGCCTTTTGCTGCGGGTATCCAAATCCCGCTAATGCATTCCGATCATACTGCGGCTGTAATCCATGTTCTTCGCAATACTGGTTATAAGCCCTGTTCTGTCCCTGCAATCGGTAAGCCAGCTTATCATATTCCCGCTGAAGCTTTTCCCGATCCGCGCCGGACGACCATGCAAGCTCTTCCTGTTTTACTATCAGCTGTCGTTTCGTCTTTCGGATTCCGCGCTCCATAGCTCGCTGCTTCTGGCTGTCCTCATACCGTTTTAGATTCTCAGCATCGGTAATTTTATTTCCGCTTCCATCCAGCAGATTTCCTTCTGCGTCCCTCCACGGATTCCGCATCCGCTTGTCAAACAGCATATGCCCGTGACGACAGTTATAGCCATGCATCCCTCTCATATCCACAACCCTGCCTTCTCCCGTGGTTAGATCAATATCATACCCCGTCGATTCCAGCAGGTTCGGATATCCAGGCTCGCTTCCGTCAATTTTAAATACACGGCCCTGCCATTCGTCATGACCTGCAAGCAAGGGCTGCCCGTCGCGCCTTACTCTTGCCCCGAGGTGCGCCGAGGTTAACACATACTCTGTTCCGCTGTCCACGATATACCTGTTTGTAAGCTGCGCCGCTGTCTGGTTCATTGACGTCACTACACAGCATCGTACCGCAGATTCCAGCGTCCTTCGCGTCCCTGTTGGGTAATCCACCATAACGCCGCGTCCCGCATACGCATCCAGCACATCCGCTATGGCTGCGGGATAGCTTTGCACTCCGCTTGCTACCCTTACATCGGCTTCGTCGAGCAGCGACACAAGGTCTTTTTGGCTTTGTTCCAGCGTCGTCCTTGTGAGGTTCTTCAACTCCGCCCGGCTTTTTATGTACTCTGCTTCAATAACAGCCATATATCGTGCATTTTCAAGCGGAGACTGCGCCGCGATACCCATTTCTGACAGTGTAACCGCATCATCTTCCCACGATGTCAGCACGGCACCACGCAGGAGCTTCCGCAGTTCTTTTTCGCTCAGGTCTGTCAGTTCCATGATACGCCGCTGTATCTCATCCCGGCTTTCCCCCAACTGCTCCAGCCTGTACAGCAACCTGTCCGCCGTGGCTGTGATTTTCCCGGATTTTAAAATCCTTCTGGCGATATCCCGCAGGATAAAGTTTTCCAGCCGTTCATAGAGTTCTAATATCCGGTCAGCTTTCCCTTCAAAATACTCTGGTCTCAGCATCACTCTTTCCCCACCGTTTTTCTCACAAGATTCAGCCAGTCGTCTTTATGCCGCCTTTTGGCTTCCTCGAACCATTCAGACGTTGTTCCCGGCTCGTGATATTTAATCCGTCTCTGCGTCGGGCTTTTGCTGGGAGGGGATGTCCACCCTATGATGTTCCCCTCTGCGTCTTTAAGCGGGATATTCGGACCGTACACAACGCCCTTGTACAAATAATGAGCATATGGCGTGTCATACTCAACGATGCCGCCGTATACCCCGTCTGGATATCTTACACTGTTTCTTAGTGCACCCTGCCGGAATGGAACGAAGGGGGCGCTGTCCGCCACTACCTGCATATTCAAAAGCTTCTGGGCTTCCAGCAGATTATCGTCTATGCGGGACGTATCGAGCTTAATCTCCACGTCCCCAACTTTCGTATCCAGTTCCATTCTACCACCTCCCGCATTTTATGGCGTACCCTTATTTCATCTTTGCGTATCCCACGCTCATCCCTGCGCCAGCATCGTTTATCACAGTCGTGGTGGGGCTGTAGGTTCGCAGAGCCTTATAAGCGGCGATTGTTTCTGGCGGGAGCGGTGTGCGGATGGGAGTTTTCAAAGCCCAAATGAGAAAAACTTCATTGTTGTTCACAAAATCCTTGTATACCTGAAAATCCGCTGAATTAAGATAAATTCTAATATCTTCCAAAACTCTGCTTATGCACAGTATCTGTTTTTTGTCAGCAGTTTGGTAAGGAACATATTTCAAATGCGAGCATATCGGGTTTGCGTTTGAAACAGTTTTGATATTATACAACGTCACAAAAATCGAATCAGGAGTATCTTTTTTCAAATCAGATTCTTGCAGCACCTTATTCCCAATCCACTGCACCCTCTCGCCCTTCGCAAGGTCAATCTCGTCCGCTACCCACTGTTGACCTTTCTCGTCCGTATAATTGCCGCCGGAGGATACGGGGATTCCGGGCAGACCGTTTGGTGTTGGAACGATGAGCTTCTGGACGGGCTTGTAGGGTTCGTAGGAAGTAGCATTCATGGGGGTTCTGGTTATCATCGCCTTGACCTTGCCCTTGAAGGCTGCCGCAGTCCGAAGAAATATTCGGAATTTATCTCCATCCATTATTTCTATTTGTGCTGCATTTGTTCCGACGGAATACCCCAATATAACATTTTTCCCTTTTCTCCATACAACGACATACAGATATACATCCTGTGTGCCTGAATAAATATAATATTTTCCCGCTGTCATCAACGCAAATTCATCATACCCACTTTCAACGTTGCCATTATTCTGTCCAACAGCATAAATATCTGTTTTCCTGTCAACATCAACTTGCACACCATCCGCAAAAACCTCAAATCCATTACCCTTCTGCCCCACCTCAAACGGCAGAAGGTTCGTCCCTGTAACCGTAACCCCTATTTCCCCGCTCTGCCCCGCGCTCTTAATCTCCTGCGGGTACTCCGGTGACGGGGAGGGCTTGCCGCCGGTGTAAGGCTCGTAATTGGATGCAGTTGGATATCTTTTGGATATAATCGCCTTAACCTTGGTTTCAACGTCTTCTCTACATCTAAGCAATATCCGAAATTTATATCCAGCAATTACTTTAATTTTCACAGCAGCTCCAATTGTGGAAACTCCCAAAAGTAAATATTCCCCATTTACAAATGTAGTGACAAGTAATTCCACATATTTGCTGTCTGAATAAATATAATATTCTCCCGGTGCTAATAACGGGAAATCGTCATATGAACTTTCAAGCGTAGCGTTTGGTCGTCCAACTGCATAGATATCGGTTACTTTTTTGCAGGATATCACTATCCCATCTTCAAATACCTCAAAATTTATGCCCTTTTTCCCTACCTCAAATGGAAATAACTGTGCCCCAGTCGTGTTCATCTGCGTTGATTTGCCGTAGAGGGTAAGGGATTCCAGCCCACGATTCCCCTTTGAATTTTCCAAGAGGGCGGGGTTGCCGGTAACGACCGTGAGCACAACGCTGTACGCATCGGCTACCAGCACCAAGAAATGCTCCTCTCGTGTCACAGGCGGAAAGACTTTCCCCTCTCCGCTGGCAATCGCCGCCCAGTAATATTCTAATCGTGTCACAGGCGCAGGGATGCTTCCGCCCCATACTCCTGCTACCTTTGCCATGTAATACTGCAATCTCGTGACGGGCTGCGGGGTGTTTCCGGAATAATCCCCTGCCATAGTCGCAAGGTAATATTCGTCATTAGTCACAGGCTTGGGCGTCTTGCCCTCATATGTCCCTGCAATCTTCGCAAGATAATACTCTTCTCTGGTTATCGGTTCCATTACTCTCTCCTTATTAGCAGCAGCTTCGCGCCCTATATATGCGTCTTAACAGTCTCCTAATATCCAACATATCTGTCTCTGTATACACACTCAAGACCTTTAATGCCATATACCTTCGTGTCTTTCGCCGTCTCTCCCATTCAATCATAACTTCATCGACTGCTCTTTCTATTTTTTCATAGACTTCTCGCAGCATTCTTGCAATTTCTTTGACCGCGTTTTCTACATTTTTCAAAGAATCAAAGAGTTCATTCCAGCTATTCTCAACGCGTCCGATGTCTCCGATCCCATGTCCTACAATCGCAAAATCCATGCTTATTCCTCCCCGAACAGCCCCGTTTCCTTTGGCTGGGCTTCCGTCACCATTGCCTTCGCATCGTCCTCTGTCATGCCCTCAAATTTGACGAAATACATCCACGCGGGCACCTTTCCTTGTGCGACATAGCTCCACCAGCGTGCCCGATCCTCCTCGCGGTTGTATGTGATGTCCCCGAAGTCGTATACCACTTCATAAACCCCGACAGGGGCAAGCGCGTACAAATCTGCATACACCGACATGGCATATATTGCATCATTTAGGCAACTTTCCAACTTGTCCCGCACATCCTTGATAAACTGGATGGTTCGCTGTTGCTCCGCTTCCACGCCTGTCGCCGTTTGGATGCCGCTCGCTTCGTTAAAGACAAAATAGCCGTTCGAGAACCCGCATTTATACCCTATCTGGGACAGGAGAGCATTGATTCCGTCAAGGCGTGTGGCTGTATTGAGCTGCGGCGTAATCTCCTGGTAAAACTCTTCCGGGCTGTTGCCGAACACGTTTTTTACATAATGCGGCAGTTTAACGTCGGGGATGCGCCCGTTAAGGTTCGTCCCGCTGTCAAACATCAGCCTGTCATCCGCAAGGATGATCTTCTCGCTGTCATATATCTCACCGGCGTTCCGGCTGTATGCGATGTCCAGGTCTTTCATTTCTTCGATTGCTTCCGCGTATATCGGCATCCCCAGCGGAGAAGAAAGATCTATGTTGTTTGCGGCAGGGGTGCGGAACACTCCGTACATGGGGGAATCAAGTCTTTCGTTCCCGCCCTTGAGAATCGGCGGCGTTTCCTCCAGCAGATCAGCCCACTTTGTCTGCTCCAGCGGGATAGGATCGCCGAGGGATTCGCTGCTCTTTGATACATATGCCCTGTTGGATATCACATACGGGTATATCACGCCCGCCTCCGTCCTCGTCTCGACAAACCTATGATACTCCAAGCGTGTATAAAACTTTTCGTTAGCCGCATAGCTGTCTTTAAACACAACGCCCGTTATATTCCCGTTATCGTCCTGCTCCGTCACGAAAAAGTCCAGAGGGGTAAACATATCAAGCCCGCCGCCATTAGGCTTTACAATGATCGTGCCATAAGCACAGCCATACTCTACCCAATGGCGCAGGCTATAATATACTTTATCAATCTGCTCCTGTAACCACGCCCCTCGTGCGCCGCCGTCAATCTGGATTTTAATCCCCAGCGTGACGAGCCGCGCCGTTTCGGAGCATACCGCCTTTGCAAAATTTATAGTCTTTATTCGATTTTCTGCGTCCAACCAGTACGGCGCGCCGCGGTAGATGTTGGCACACTCTGCAACCTTTGCCATCATCTGCGCAGACGTGGTATCCTTTACCCTGAAATCTTTCTCAGCCTGCTTTTTAAATATCATACCTATCCACCTTTTAACAGTTGCTATTAAACCCATTATGCGCTATGCCCTCTTCTCATCGCCATAGGAGATATAGCATACCGCAAGGCATCTATCCAGTGATCGTCACCATCTGGGTAATCTGCTATTACCTCCCCATTTCCATCTACCTCATGCTCACATTTTGTAATTTCTTTGTGCGCCCGCGGGGTTCTAGCAGGGTCGATAACAATCGTTCGACACTGTAACCACTCATAGGTATACTTCCGGCTTCCCGGCGTTACAATGGCGCTTCTAGCCAGGATCCCAGCGTCCCGAAGATCCACAATGCTCTCCTGTTCATCCACACCGCACATCAGCGCATAATCATCATACCCCTTGTCCTTTATCATCTGTGCCATATCTGCGTTCCTTATCTTGCATCCTCCCAGCTCATCCAGGAGTACGACCTTCTCCTTATTCGGGATATATGCCGCTCGTATAAAGGCTTTAGGATCTGGATACCATCCAAAGTCTTGCCCCTGATATATCGACTGGTAGGACTGGATTTCTTCGTCTGTAATCGTCCGTATCTCCAACATGTCAAAGACATTTGTCCCCAATCCAACAGGCTCGCCCAGGTACTCGTGGCGATATGCCCGCTCATTCGTGGCTTTTAGATGCTCTGCGTCGGCTATAAACTGATCGCCCAGCCAGTCTGCAGGAACGCTTGTATAATCGCTCTTATGCCGATAACTGTCATCTCTCGGCTCGTTTACATACACATTCACCCAGTTGCTCCGGCTGATCGGAGGGTTGAATGATTTGAAAACGATGAATTTACTGCCGCCACGGAGAACAGACTGCTGTACTGTACGGATTTCTTCAATCCCGGCGAACTCGTCAAGTTCCTCGAACCAGAGATACTTAAAATACCCTCGGCTCGTCTTAATTGACTTCGTTTTCTTTGCCTTGTCCAGCCCCCGGAAAATGATCTTCTGCCCGGTAGGCTTATACACATACTGCATGGGGCTGACGCTGGATGCCCACAGGTCATTGGCTCCCAGCGCGTCAATCGCCCATGCAATCTGTTCAAAGACGGATTCCCTCAGTGTATTACCAACCTTACGAAATACTACCGCATTGCTGAAAACGCCGTCCTTTGCGTCCTGCATCATCCCCAAGACTATCTCAACGGATATGAACGAGGACTTGGTTGAACCTCGCCCGCCGTACAGGTCGTAGTATGTATGCTTCCCGTCCAGGATGTCCCAGTGGACAGGGTAAAACGCCGGGGCTATGATGTCAGTAAGGTTTACTGTATTCGTCTGTTCCATGCTTTTATCACAGTCTCTAAAGCGCTTCCATTCGGTTTTCCTTTGGAATAGCCATCAACTAAGCACTTCGACGTTGCGCCGCACTCTCTGCACACAACCCTTACCCCTTCGTTGATATGTACAACTGCTTTTCCCCCGCAAAACGGACAATTTTTTAACATTGTCAAATGTTCCTTAGGCAGCCGCTCTTCCACCGAAATCCAGCCGTCTTTGGTAGGTACATTTGTGCCCTTGCCATCATTTATGTGCTTTTCGATGATATTGCGGCACATATCCACCGCTCTATTCCATTCAAGGTCTTCGTCTGTTTTTACAACCCGGTATTTGTTTAATAACTCTTCCAAAATCTCCCTTAACATTCACTATTCCTTCCCCGGCCTCGGTATGTTATTCACAATAACGATTCCGCCGGTATCTGTGTTCTGTGCCACATCAACCTTTCGCTTTGCCAATTCAACAGCGGCCTTTGTTCTCTCCGCCAGCGGTGCGTCAAGTCCGAACTGGTCTTTCACCTCGCCTCGCATGACAGACGTAAAATACCGCATTACTTCCGCAGCAGAGGCGATACGGCTGTCCTCAATCTGTTTCTGCCGTTCTTCGATGTATTCAATTATCTGAGGCTTTCTCAGGTTTTCGGAGCCTGTGGCGTATGCCGCTTTCTCCTTATACCCTGCCCGCTTCGCCGCCTCTGTCGCATTCCCACACTCTATATAATAATCCGCAAACGCCTTTTGCTTCGGTGTTAGCATTTTTTCACCGTCCCTTCGACTGCTCCCATATATCTGTCAAACATTTCACCACCTCAATCGCGCTCGCCGTCCGTAAGATCTCGTAGTCCCTCATCCTCCATCCGTTCCGCCCGTTTTGAAGTGTAAGTGTTGTTAAGATCCACATCGTTATCATCCTGTCCTGCTCTTCGCTGTAAAATTGGCTGGTAGAAATTTTGATTACGAGCCCCGTGGACAGTATGGCGCGCTGAAGCTTTTTCATGACAGCATTACAATTCATATCATACCCCATACAGTTATTATTCTATTTTACCATTCTCGTTTCCTGATCCGCGTACCCCTTTTACACAATTGCATGTCCTTCCAGTATCATATAGATGTTGTATAGATATATCGTTTTCCTGCGATACCCATAAAAATCTTTCCTCCCGATAGGGATGTTGCATATCTTTGAGATGTTGTCATACCCCAGCCCTGATGTCAGACTAAAAAACAGATATTGCGCCAACTCTGCATATGCGCCTTCCGCAGCCAGAAGCAGCAGTTCCAATTCCCTACCCTTTGCGTTTTTGCACTTGTCTTCTATTTTTTTTACCTCATTGTATGTCAGACCGTAACCATTAAAGTATGTGTCCCTTGTTCCCACATTCCCAACCTTCTTTCTTTTTGCTTTATTTTTTTGTTACCCTATCCCAGTCCCGTAGGATTTATCTGCGTAGACAGAGGGAACCAGCACACAAGCTGGCGCGCCGGATCTGACCGGTTAGGTGTAATTCTGCGGCTTCCCCTCTGTTTTTCAATTAAATATCAGTTTAAAGACTTAACCGTTTCTTTTCTGCGTCCCAGTCAAAAGAGGCACACGCGATACAGCGTTTGCATTGCTCTATAGGCTCGTCGTCCCACTTACTGCCAACGCCCAAACAAGCGCCGCTCCCGTCTTTTCCTGCAGTTCCATGTCTCTTCTGTAAACCGCACTTTATCATTCGCTGCTTTATCCGACACTGTTTGCAAACAATCTTTTTCCCAGTTGTGCAACCTTCTAGTCTTGCAAAATATGCCGCCCAGTCTTTACTTAATCCTTTTCCTGTGCTCTCAAATCCAATGACCTTTTCGCTACATATGTCGCAATAAACCTCTGTGATTACTTCTCTGTATATAGGCATTTTCTATTCCTCCTCTATCATCTATTCCCGTTTTTCCAGCCTATTCGCAGCTTCTTCCATAAGATTTTCGTAATTTTTAAGCGGCATACTCATAACCATACCCCCAATGTGATAGCCGCTTGCAATCTCTCCTAATAATCGCAATTCCTTCGTGATTCTTTCATTGTCCACTTCGTCGTATGCGCAGATATGAGTATGTTCATGTTCTTCGCATTCATCATAATCAGTAAATTCTTTACGACAATATTTACATTCATACACAGTCTTTTTGCTTGGCATAGCCTTTCTCCTAATCTAATTTCCTATCATAAACCGCTGGAACTCTTTCTTCACACTGTCCCCGGATCTCCTTTATCTCCTGCTATTGCTTCCCGTATCCTGTCTGCAAACAAGGCACATGCTTCATCCACAGATGATATATTGTCCCTTATATCCTGAGTCGGTATATCAAGTTCTTTTCCAAGTTCATAGAATGCATCACAGACACCATCTGTATAAGTTGCTTCTTGTTCCGTCTTCTCATAATTTGTGCATTTAAAAAGATCTTCAGCAATATCAAGTCCTTTGTTCAATCCCTCCATGTAAGATCTTTCTTTTTCCGATCTAAGCTGTGAGGCTCTTTCCTGCATTACTCTTGACTCATCAATCGCTTTAAGAGCCTTATCTGTGTCAATATTTTCCGCTTTATACATTCTTTTTACCTCCACTGAACTTTAATTTACAACATTACCAGGTCACCCTTGTTGATAATCGTACTGGCAATGCTTCTTGTTACATGCGTCATAATTTCAGCCTGTGAATGATTTTCTGCAGCATACTTTCTAACGTCAGATTTTTTCGATTGCTTCCTGCTTATCCATATTTCTACCTCGCTAAATCCTCATTTAGCTTTCATAGCAATCTGAATTGGCTCTCATGCAATGATAACATTCTTTCTTATCTGTATGACATCCATCACATTCTCCAACAATGCAAGGTTCAATAGTATTCTCCAATACTGGATAAGCCGTATTTTCATCATCAGCTTTTATTATATGGTACTGTCCCCACATCTTTGTAACATATCCAATAACTTCTTCGTTACTATCCACTCGTTTTGCCTTATGCTTTATAATCATGTCATTCCTCCACAAGTCCTCATTCAATCGGCATTGTCCGCCTCCATCAAATCTTATCTTTGTTAATTAACAATAGATATCACTTTATTCATATATGTTGCACTCAATCTTTAACGCCCTCTTTTAGTTTCTTTGCTATATCAAAAATAACATTTACAGTGACTCCATTTCCTGCCTGCTTATATAACTGACTATCTGAATTAACAAACGCTGCTTTTTCAAAATAATCATCTGCCCACCCCTGAAGTCTAAAACATTCTTTTGGCGTTAACTTTCGGATTGCTATGTAACATTGAAGCTTTTCATACCAGACCGCGTATACAATCAGTTCATCTGATACCTGCACGAAAATCCCTTGATTGCAGCTTGTATCAAGCGTTTTTGCTGTTGCTTCCTTGACCTCAATCGCAATTCCATGCCGGTCCTGTCCTGTCAACGTGAACATCGGCTCTCCATCATCTTTAAATCGTCTTCCATTCTGACGTTTTTCTGCTCTGTCGGGTGTTAATACTGGAATTGCAATTCCGCTGTCCTGCCCTGCATGATTCGCCATGCCTTTGTAGTATCTTGCTTTCAAGCATCGTGCCTGCTCTGTCATCTGTGAGCCTTCGTAGCACAAATCAATGAAACACGGCAATGTAACATGATGACCTCTTTCACCGCCTTGTCCAGTATCAAGTGCTTCTGGTGCAAAGACCTGCGTATTTCTTCTGTATCCGTCTTTATGACCGACTATTTGAACACTATTTTCCCCGTCTGTTCCTTCGACAGGAAATACTTTTGCGGTACTTCGTCCTCTAAGATGTCCGATAATAAAACACCTTTCTCTGTTTTGCGGCACTCCAAAATCTTTAGAGTTGAGAACTTGCCACTCTGCATCGTACCCCTCCCTGTCCATTTCAGCGAGCAGCCTGGCGAAATCCCATCCTCCATTAACATTAAGCAAATTCTTAACGTTCTCAATGAAAAGGTAAGTGGGTTTATTTTCTTCCTCAAGTTGTCCGATAAGGTACATAACTCTGAAAAACAGGCTCGAGCGGTTTCCTTGAAATCCAATTTGCTTTCCTGCGACAGAAATGTCCTGACATGGGAATCCGAAGCACCAGCAGTCTGCCCTTGGAATGTCTCTTGCATATACTCTTCGAATGTCATTTGCGTACCATTCTCCATTTCTGTATTCCTCCTTCAATATTTCTTTTTGCCGTTTCTTCAATGGCACTTTTTCTAATGATTCTCTTTGTTTCTGCGTGAGTAGGTGCATAGAGATATAGCTTGCCGTTGCAAATTTGTCAAACTCGCAAAATCCAACACATTTATGCCCCGCCAACTCCATTCCTTTTCTAAACCCGCCTATCCCCGCAAAAAAATCAATAAATTGCATTTTTTCTCCTCACCTTCAAACTGGTTCCTGATTCGGATTGCAAGATATATGTGCTGGTCTGTACGGTTCAGGAAGCTGCATCCATGCTATTACTTTTTCATAACCCAATTCCTCATTGGTTTGAAATTCCGAATCAACAAATCCAAGACTAACGGGATCAAAAATATTGTGCCAAAATCCGAAACCATATTCTTCCTCGTATTGGCAAAACATCGGTGGATCTTCCAGATGGTTTTCTACCAAGCACATGTAAAATCTGCTATCGCCATCTTCTGGCAGACTATCTTCTACAGATATCCACAAAGGAACCGTCGGCTGCTCTTCAATCTCCATGAGAACAGAGGCTGCTATGTCGTCAATATCCACCATTCTGTCTGCGTTTGGGTCAGGGTTCAGCCATTTTGTCACTTTTTCAGTCAGCAAATCTGCATCTATCAATCTCACCTATTCCTCCTCCACTTCCAGAATTTCTCCGTTTTTCATGGTGTACCATGTGTCAGCTTTAATTTTGTCTCCGTCTACGCGCACCATCTTTGCGCCTTTTAAAGACCATTCTTCCTGTGTCCAGAAATTATTTTCGTTTCCTTCCCAATCCGCAAGAACAAGGTGCGAACCAATAACGCCTTTGGCCTTCCCTTTGTATCCCCAAGCTACTGCGATACTTTCCGGGTTTCCTGCGATTGCGCTCCCGTAGTATCCTGTAGCGGAGGAAGCGCCGCAGTATCCTGTAGCGGAGGAAGCGCCGCGGTATCCTGTAGC